ACAGAAAGAGGTTCAACAGGAAATTCAATTTATAGAGAAATATCAGAATTTTTTAATGATAAAAATTGTGAAATTATATATCTTCCAATGAATATATTAGATAATCTTGTAACTGATACATACGATTTGATAAAAATAGATACTCAAGGTTCTGAATTAGATATCATAAAAGGTGGAATAAACACCATAAAAAAATCAAAATATCTATTGTTGGAAGTTTCCTTAAAAAGTTGTAACGAAGGCGCTCCATTAAAAGATGAGGTTGTAAATTATTTGAAATATATAAATTTTATAGTAGTTGATAGTCCTTATTCTCATTATTTGAATGGTGAACTATTACAGGAAGATTTGATATTTAAAAATAAAAGTTATGATAATATTTTACAGATTAAGTGATGCTGGTTATAAGAAAATAAAACATCCCCTTATAAACAATAAAAATTGTCTCGAAAATTTTAAGCGAAATTTCCTCAATAATAAACTCAACAATTTTTTTATTTTAGTTGATAGAGTTTGCGATGAGACTTATAAAATGGTCCAAGATATAGTTTCAGCAGATACAATTATTTCATCAAATTTGGGCAGTAGCGCACAGACTTTCAACAGAGTGTTAGATTTAGCATTAAAACAAAAAAATGATGATGAAATAATCTATTTTGTTGAAAATGATTATATCCACCGTAAAAATTCAAAGTCAATAATGGAAGAAGGATTTGATATAGGTACAGATTATATTTCCTTATATGACCATCCTGACAAATATTTGAATGGTGATAAAGGTGGAAATCCTTTTATTGAAAATGGTGGTGAAATAACCAAAGTATTTCTAAGCAAATCCTGTCATTGGAAACTTACCAATTCCACAACAATGACATTTGCAGCTAAATTAAAGACATTACGAGAAGATGAACCTATACTTAGAAAATGGACAGTTGGTTCTTATCCCGAAGATTTCAGAATGTTCTTGAAATTAAGAGACAAAGGAAGAACATTGATAACACCGATTCCAAGTTATTCCACACATGGCGATTTGCCTTGGTTAGCGCCACTAATAAATTGGGACAATGAGATTTTATGATTTCTGTAATAATTCCAACATACAAAGAACCCGATTATCTTGATTTGTGCATCAGGTCTGCATTAAGCAGCCAAATTTACAAGAATGAGATAATTGTAGTTATAGATGGAACGTTGGATATAAACAATTCTATATTGAAAAAGTATGAGAGTCAAATAATTCCAATTATATTTGAAAGTAATTATGGACAATCAAAGTCAACCAATTTTGGAGTATATAATGCATCTTTTGAAAATATTTTAGTTGTCAACGATGATAACGTATTCCCTAAAGAATGGGATAAAATTTTGCTAGAGAATTTCAACAAGGAAACCGATGTTGTAAGTCCAAATCAAATAGAGCCTTATGACAGTATGTTCAAGCAGTTCATAAAATATGATTTTGGAACAAATGCAAAAACATTTGACTTGAATAATTTTTATAGATTGGAATCTACAATGCGACAAAATAAAGTTGATTCTTGCGGGTCAACATTGCCGTTTTTAATGTCCAAAACCAATTATCTAAAAGTTGGTGGTTGGGATGAAACATATCCTAGTGGAAACGTTGTTGATTGGGACTTTTTCTTAAAATGTAATTTATGTAAAATGAATTTGAATAGAAATTACAACTGTAATTTTTACCATTTTGTCAGTATTGGAACTAGGTCATCTGAACAAGCAGAAAATACAAGAAAAAAAGAAGTAGAAGGATTTGAGTATTTCAAATATAAATGGGGTAGTTATCCAAAACATGACCCTGTTACGAATTTAAAATCTTTTTAATGCCATCAAATATTTTGACCTGTTGTATAAATCCCAAATTTTTAAGTTTAGTAATATCTAAATACATATCTTTCACTTGAACATGCTTGTGGAAATCAGAAGGGTCTATAGCAGTTATTAAACTGGTCGAACCGGTTTCTTTAACTACAGAATGTATAATTTCTCCAAAATTTTGTGGTATTCCGCTTCCTATGTTTATGATTTGATTGACATTAGAAACGTTCATACACAAATTAATAGCTCTACAAATATCATCTCCATCCATATAATCCCTGATAAAATTCCCACCATAATATAATTGTATAGGTCTATTATTTTTTATTTCATTTATTAAGTATTGTAAAGCATTTTTTCTTTTCGATACGTCTTTATCACCTATACCATAGACATTACATAATCTAAAAATTCTGTACTTCAAATCATATGTTTCACAAAAAGATATTAATAAATCTTCTGCGCATTTTTTAGTTATGGAATAAAATCCTTTGGGATTACAAATAGACGTTTCTTTAGCAGGTAAATCATAAATTTTTCCATACACAAACCACGAACTTACAAAATTAAAAATAGAATTTTTTCTTAATGATTCATCATCTCTATAATAATCCAAAACTCTTAATAAGTGAGTCAAATTTGTATCAATATCCACCATCAAGTCGCTATATACATTATAATTGTCGGTGGTACTTATCATGTATAACACGTTGTCTGTAACTGGTTTGGCAGAATTTCTTGGATGAACATACACATCATCACCATATAACTTCTTAAAATGAGAACCTATAAAACCTGTTCCACCAAATAAATCTATTTTATTCATATTTTGATATTACTTCTTCAATGTAATCTATATTTTTGTCTGTCATAGTTGGAGAACATCCTATGAAAAATATTTTTTCCAATACCATATTAGCATTCGGATACAATTTCCAGTTATCTAAATGCTTATATGCAGGATGCAAAAGTAAATTACCTGCAAAATAATTTCTAGTCTGTATTCTATTAGATTCCAAATACTTCACAAATCTTTCTTTTACACCTGACGATTCACAAATTATTGGAACTCCAAACCAAGATACATATGCATTATTATATTGCTTTGGAAATGATAATTTTTTTACCCTTGATAAAATTTTTTGAATTCTATTCTTATATTCTGTTCTTTTGGAGTGTATATAATTTAGTTTTTTCAATTGAGCTAATCCAATTGCACCCTGTAAATCTAATGGTTTTAGATTGTATCCTATATTGGGATAAAAATATCTATGGTCTGTTATAAAGTCTAATTCTGGTATCCAATTTGAAAATCTACTTCCACAACTTCCATTTTTTAATAAATTAGCAGGACCAACACAATGACATCCTCTTCCCCACCAAGCTAAACTTCTTGATAAATTAATCAACTCTTCATTATTGGTTGATATCATACCTCCTTCTCCTGTCGTGATATGGTGTGCTGGATAAAAAGAACAACTGGACATTATACCATACTCAGCCAAATGTTTATCATCCCACTTACTTCCCAAAGAGTCACACCCATCCATTATCATTATGATATCATGATTTTTACACAAAGATTTCAATTCTGTCATATTGGGTGGATTTCCCAATACAGGGGAGACTATGATAGCCTTTGTTTTTTTGTTTATTTTTTTCTTTATCTCATTTATGTCAAAATTCAATGTATCTAATTCTATATCACAAAAGACAGGTTTTAAATTAGATTGAATAATTGGATTTACAGTAGTAGGAAATCCAACAGATGATACTATTATTTCATCATTGTCTTTCCATCCGAGATATTTTTTAAGAGTTAAAACAATAAGTAAGTTAGCAGAACTTCCAGAATTTACCATGAGAGAATATTTTAAATTTATATAAACAGAAAACTCTTTCTCAAATTTGTTCACATTTTCACCTGATACTAACCACTTTCCAAATAATAATGTGTATATAGCTTCTGTCAATTCTTCGTCATCATATAATGGGCCACCATAATACACAGAATCATTTTTGCTATTTATATTATAACAAAATTGAGGTATAGATGCATCTTTTTTTAAATCTGATATTAAATCCCTTATTTTGTCTTTCGGAGAACGTTGATTCATATTTTAAATTATAATTTTAACACAAACTTTTCACGTTACAAGTTTTTTTAATTGCACATAATCTATTTATTGATACAATGGAATTATTTTACTTAGTAAATCTAATAACACTCATAATGTTAGTATGGCTAAAATCCGATGCAATAATTGAATGGGGTTCATTGCTAGGTTTATCAAAATTGTTAAAAGTAAATGAGTTTTACTCAATGAAGCGTGAAGAAAATTCATTAATGATTGATTATCCACATTTTCTTGACATAAAATATCATAATTTCATTACTAAAATGTTATCATGTCCATTATGCTTATCAGTATGGTTATCAATAATATTATGCTCAATAATCTCTATTACCTTGTTAGATTTCTACATTTTGGTATTAATCCCTACAGTATGTATTTTATCACTTATAACATACGGAATTATTAATGGATTAATTAAATTTTCAACATGAATATAAACGGTCCCAATGATTTATATAATTTCCTAATAAGAAATGGATTAGCAGGAATGTGTCCTGAATCTCAAAATCTAGTTACATGTATGGATATATTAGTCCGTATGTGTGCCTGTGAACCACCACAAGCAAAACAAGATAGATACAACCAATGTAAACGGCATTATACTGCTTTTGCATGTAGGTCACAAAATTTTGCTTATACATTATTATCCAAAACTAATGACAATAGAATACAATTTTATCTCAACAATCAGATAATTTCTACACTTTCACGATAATCTTCTATTGGGTTAGTCTTTTTTTCCAATTTTTAACTAGGGGTTTTATAAACATTAGTTTTTGCTTAGATTGAGTTACAATATATTGTTTACCACCATAATTTCCATACGTTTCCATAGCAAGTTTAGGATTCTCTCTTGCAATTCTTCCTCTTTCTCCAGTTTCCTTTTGCCATAGTAATAATGGACATTTTTTGAAAGAACTTCCACTGGTAAGACCTAACTCCATCCAATTATCAGCACGATAACATGAACCACGACGAGTTTTGTTTCCTTGATATTCTTCATCTCTTTCAGGTTGAACAAAAGTTTCTAATAAAATAAGTTCATCTCCATATTTTTCTTTCCACCGTTTAGCTCCCTCAATCCTCAATTGTTTAAGAGTTGAAGATGCAGCATTCTTTATGGAAATCCTAGGTTGAGCTAAACAAAATCGTGAATTATTTGCTAAGTTACATAAGTTTTTTATTTTGGTTTTATTATCCCAACCTATAAATTTATCTCTGATTGATACAGCAATAGTAGCAGAAGATAGCCCAATTGCGCCTATTTGATTGCCTGACTCTGTTTCATAGACTAACCATCTAAGATTTCGTGTAGGAGAATCGGTATATTTTACATAACTGTGAAAATTATCAATGGTATTTCTGAAAATCTTGTTTTGTTCTGGTGAATCACATTCCACCAAATATACAGGAGAATTAGGTTTTACTTTGATATCAAAAAAAGAAACTTCAACAGACATGATTTAATTTTCTTTTGGTAATTTTCTAAGAGTATTCAATTCTTTTGGGAGAATACCTTTTTTAATCATATATTCCGTTTCTACAAGACAAAGAATATTCCACGCAGCAGCAATAGCATGGTCTTCATCCTTTTCGCCATCAGCAAATTCAAACAAATGTCTAAGAGCAGAATCTAAATAACGATTAAGAGGTATTCCTCTTCTCCAATTATCTGCATCATATTTTTTTGCACCATTTTCAAAATGTTGGGCAAGCCTAGTTATAGCATGAACAGGAAGAAGGTCAAATCTACCTTTTCCTTCTTGCGTATCTCTTTGAGCACCAGTAATATATTTTTGCCTATTACCCGAATCTTTAATTACAAAACTTGGTTTAGAATCTGTTATTATTTTCTTAGTTATAATACTTTTATTCATCATCATATCCTTTCATAATTTCTTCAACTTCCTTATCCGTCAATCCATAAGCTCTACAAAGGTTTTCCAATTCTTTTTTACCTTTATCAGTTGAGAATAACAACGTTGCGTATTCTGCAGCTTCTTTTTGAGAAATTTCAAAATACATTGATATCAATTCAATCAATTTTACATTGAACGGAACTTTTTTAGCTTTAACCCAAGGATAAAATCTTTTATCTGGAGGAATTAAACCGATAAGAAGTTGATAAAATTGTGGTGATGGTATTTTATCAAAATATCTGAATAAAGTAGAAATATCTTCTAAAAGAGCGGGATTCATACTTAATGCTTTAAGTATCATAAAATGATTAAACGATTTCACGTCTAATTCAGTCAAACTTTTAAAGTAATCGGAGTTTTGAATAGAACGAATATGTTTAACATGGTCAAACAACCCTATTCCTTTTATTGTCGGGTTTTCAAGTTTCTTCCGTCCTCGTTTCTTTACCAATGTCGATTTTGATTTGTCGTCTGAAATTTTTATCATACCTTCTTAATACTCTGTATAACTCTTTAATAGATGACACTAACACTTTTTGACTCTTATGTAAAGAATTTATATTGGTATGTAAGTTATATACACTAACAACTGATTCTATTTCATCTCTAGTTAATCCATATTTTTTACATTTGTCACAAATACTTTTCAAATCTTTTCCATTGGATATCAATGTAGCATATGTGAACGCATCCAAACGTATTTTTAGTTTTTGGATACGCAACAGTAGATAATATATTATTCCGCAAAGTAATATCCAAATTAAAATTTTAAGAATCAATAGAATCATCTGTATCGGTTAGTTCATTTTCTACTTTTGGCAGATTTAATTTAGATGGTTTAAATTTACCATTTTTAAATTTTTTGAATTTTTTACTTTTCTTGAAGTTTTGGTCCCTTCGGTCCTTCTTCCACCTGTCATTTTTTCTGTATGTTCTTCCCATAGGGTTTATTATTATCGGCCTACATCAATGAAGAATTTTTTCTTTACTTCATTATATGCCTCTTTATCCGTCATGGAAGGATAAACTATATTTCTATCCATTTCATTATAAAACAGTTTGTTCGGATTCAATCTTCCTTCTGCTTTCAATTTTTTATATCTTTGTATAGCTTTTGGTCGCCACCATTCCAAAATAGCTTTTACCCCATCTTTAAATAGTGGTTTCATAACTAATTTATTCTCTGTAATTTTTCTACAGAGAAATTCTTTTGTATTTTCATAAAAACACGAATAATAAACACCTCTTTCATATCCATGGCAATATTCTGATTGCTTAATGTCGCAAGCATCAAATATCATCGACAATACTCTCATTTTTGCGCCTGTAACTGGGCCAGATACGCCTTCTTTCTGTTTCATAGCTTCATCATACTTTTCTTTTTTATATTGCTTTAACCAATCATGCCAATCTTTATAAACATCTTCATAGGGTTTAATGGGTATTTTACCCTTTGAAAGTCCAACACCTTTCCACCATTTCATGGCATCATACATAGAGGGACGACCATATAAGCTGGTAGTTGTCATTCCAACTAACTTACAGGGTTTAGATTTTGTTTTATCTAAATCTTCATTTTCCCATTCATTTCTAACTACATCAGAAGTCACCAATGCTGCTATAAGTTTTCCACCTAAAAAATTTATTCCAAGTGGCTGTGTAGGAACAATAGTAGTTCCTATAGCAGAATATTTCAACATTTTGTGTTGTAATTTATCTTCTGATGTCCAACCAATAAATTTATCTCTGGCAGATATAGAAATAACATCACTAGCAATAGAAGCTATACCCAACACTTGATTTGATATATTATCTATCATTAGGAATTTTATGAATCGTCCGGGTGCTTGGTTATATTCTGCTGTGCTGCAATAAATTCTCAAAGTAGTCCAAAGCCGTTCTTGAAATTCATCAACAACAACAATTACTTTCGGTTGAAGAATGTTGATTTCCTTAATGGTAAGTTCTTCATCATTGATATTTGTCGGTTCCCATATTCTAGCTTTTGCTCTAGTATCATATTTTTTAATAAAATCATTTACCAATTGAATTTCTTCAAATTTTTTACGAAATGTAAATTCTTCAACTTTGAGAGATTTTAACCAATTCAAATCATCTATAAGTTTCTGCTTATTTTTTTCAAAATTAAAAATATCTTCTCCCGTTGTAGATTTAACGATGTCATTGTTTGCATATTTCCCCAATGGCTCATTCATCTTTTTTCTTTCTTCTGATATTTTCTTCTTGATATCATCAGACCGTGGTTCAAAATTGAAAAAAGATTCTTCACTCATACTTATATTGTATTATGCCAACAAATAAAGTCAATGATAAAGAAGTTATAAAAAAACAACCGAAACCAAAATATTATCATTGTTTTAAACTTAGTGAGACTAATGATGCTTTGTTTGATGCTAAAATGGATATGCCTATTGTGATAGGTTCAATAGCTATTATAAAATCTACCAAACTTCCTCCAAATTCTTTTGTGTTTTACTATGAATTGAATTCTCAAATGTTTTTTGAAAAAGGACCAAATAAATATATAGAAATCAAAGGAGAAGGCTTACATCAAAAACCACCATTAAGATATCATTATCTGGACCCTAATAAATTCTTCTATCATCATTTCAAAATCAGTCCTGTTTTATCGGTGATATTTGACGATGAATTTGGTATGCCTTTGGCCTATGGGTCTAATCAAAGAATTCAAGCAGTAATAAATAAAATTAGTAAAACATCAACTATTTTTTACTATAAAGAAGACATTGCAGTTAAAAATTCCTTCAAACTTTTTATGACTTACAAAGGAAAAAGTTAAATAGCTAGTTTAACGTTAAATTCACATTCTGTAAGATTTTCATTTAACCCACCTGAAAGGGCTATTTCCATTTGTATTTCTGTTGGGTCAAGGCTAATTTTGATTATTGTATTTCTCTTGACATCAAAAATACCATACATATGTAAGTCAATCAAATGCGATTTCTTTTTCGCAATCTTTTTTCTTTTCATATGTATGATATTTTTTAATATGATTAAGCATTTACTGTCTTGGCGGTTGACGCTATATTTGTAACGGGTGTTACGGCAGGAGTAGCTGTTTGTGTGGAAATTTCCATAACGGTCATAATTTTTGGTATATCTAAAGAAATGCCATCAGCTTTTGCTTTGTCAATAGCAGATTGTTTAACAGGTCGCATAGCCCAAACTTTTTGCGGTCTTCCTTTACCACAATTTTTTTGGCCTATTACTGCTACCAATCCTTCTTCATCTGTTGCTTTGTTCAATCGAACTCTCAGAGTGATATCTGAACCTGATGATGTAAGCATATGAGGATTTATTTCTACCAAACTATCAATAGTAAAATATGAATCGTGTGGTGGCCAAGAAATAACTTGCTTTGTTTTATTTTTACGTTGTGTTTTTCTAATACTCATAACTATACCTTCTTGTTGTGCTCTATTAAATATAGAACTTATATTATAATCACTATATCATAAATTCTTTGTTTTGTCAACATCTATTTATACTTCTCTCAATAAAAAAAGTTTATTGATGGTTCTAGCAATCTCCATAACATTCTCAACATCAATAAATTGTGCATCTTTTCCATACATTATATAAAATAGTTCTCTTAACGTCAACTGTCTTTTCTTATCGGTTGTAATGGTGTTGAAATTTAGTCCTGTTAAAATCGTTGGTATATTATCTTCCTGAATAAAATAACTAAGAATTTTTACACCATGAGAACGAAGTTTATCTACTTGCGCCTTAGTATGAAGAGCACCGGTTTCGCCTGTATAATTAAATCCCACACCATATTTGTTAGTTCGTGGACTAATCATATAACACGGTTCACCATCAGAAATATTAAGAAAATAATGGTCTTTCTCAGTTGTTTTTTTACCGATTATAAATTCTTCCGCAATTGATTCAAAAGCTAATCCTTCTGGTGTCGAACCTCTAGCATAAAGGTATGGAAATAATCGTCTTATTTTAGAAATTTTATCAGTTTTTGAATCATAAGCCAAAACAACGTAAGGTACTTCTACATTATTTGAAGTGTTCATGGTACTTCTAAATGACACAGATACTTCCAAATTTTCAACCATTGAGGTAGCAACACAAATAGCAACAACACATGTGATGGTTGGGCACCATTTACTTTCAGATTGCATTGAACCACTGGAATCAACAGAAATATGAAGTTTAGCTTTATTATACTTTTCATTTTGTATCTTGTTAAAAATGTTTTCAAAACCAACACCTATATCTGAAAGTAGTCTTCTTTCAATTTTACCAGAACGTTTTCTAATATATTTTGTCAAAATTTCTTCATTCCTTATTTGAAGTTTCTTCCCAAGAAGTTTTCCTAACACAAATCCCTTAGCAACCGCATTATCATAAAGTTTGGGGGGAGCATTTGTACTCCCAGCCGCAGAACTATCTTTTGCTGCTAATGGAAAAGTAGATGGACCTGAATCAATCAATTGTTTTGTTAACTTTTTAACAACGATACAATCCACCGCAGCTTGAGTATAATCACCATTCAAACCAAATCCAACAGGTACTAAAATAATACCAGCTTTCTCAATAGCATCCAAAATAGCTTCTTGTTGTCTGGTTACTTTTTCCTTAATACCATCATAATTGTGATTAAGAATATCACGTTGTTGATTAAAATTTTTGTTAAATTCTTCTAATTCTTCCTGAGAAAAATCTTTTACATTACCGGCATCTTCTGGAGAATATTCTATTTGTATGTCTCCATTTTTAATTCGTTTAATATAACCTTCCAATTCTTTTTCACTAAAATCTTTTTTAATGTTTTTATTATTTTGTTCAGAAGTTTCGTTTTTCTCTACAGTATTTAATTCATTCTTTGACTGTTCGATTTTTTCTTCATTACATTTTTTATGACTATTATTACCATTTTTTGTTGAAAGTTTGTCGTGAATTTTTTGAACAGTAGCATTATCAGAATGAGGATTAGCTTCATCTTTTTGTTTTTCCAAATTATCAATTATAATTTCAACTATTTTATAACTTAGGTCAATTCTTTGAACGGTTGTTTTTAATCTAAAAATATTCTGAATATCAATTAATTCAGCAATTTCTCTTAAACCCGGCAATGCATCCAAATCAGTATCAAAATTAGTTAAATTTATTACACGAAATTCATAGGATAAAAGATTTGGAATTCTGAATGCTTCTGATTTTAGAGCCTTTGAATTTGGTTCGTTGTTCCAAAATTTTTCATACATTGCTTTATAATATCCTCTATATCCCGGTGCTTCTTTAAAAATATAACTATCTATGTATCTATCTTCCACATAATTCCATACCCATTTACATAAATTTGCTATATATTCTTCTGATAAGTTTTTGTCTTTAGCTTTTTTCTTTAAAGAAAGGGAGATGGGAATAGGAATTCTAGCAAATATAGATTTAGCGACATCGAAATCTGTCAATAAAATATGTGATGCTTCATGCAAAGCAACACCAACAGACCAATCAAAATCCGATTTTCTTCGGATAGATGCTGATAAATATACTACATTCCCATCTGTAAAATTAAGTGTAGATTTTTCTTTAGAACAAAATTGAACAGGAATATCCAAGTGAGTTAAAATAAATACAAAATTAGACACAATTCTACGATAAGCTGCAAGTTGTATCAAATCCATTGAGAATTTATCACCCCCATTTGGAATATACTGATACAATAATTCCTTATTTAACCAGAAATCGGAATATGATTTTTCTTGCGATTTTATGATATTTTCACTCATTTAAAAGGAATTCTTATTTTACCCCCTCGTCTTGGGTCATTTATTGGCGTAGTTGTTTTTGAAGCACTTACATCAATGTATTTTTGAGTAAGTTGTTTTACAAATAATCGTTCACAATCTTGACCACCATCTTCACTATAAAGAGGATAAATTGTCATTTCAGCAATTTCATTTAATGAAAATCCATCCAATACCAAATTTGCCATTTCAATTACTGAATCCGTTGTAATAAAAGTATTGATTTTTGGATTTTCTGTTTTACAGGCTAATTTTGTTTCTTCTGATATTTTTGTGATTAAATGAAAATTTTCTTTTTGTTTTTCTGTAGTTGTGGGGAAAAGAACTTCCAAAAGATGTTCTTCCTGTTTTGCATTAAGAATTTTCATTTCAACAATGACAGGGAAACGTGAAGTCAGAGCTTTATCCATAACTCTTGTTGCTGTATATTCATTGCCTATATTTGCTGTTGCAATGAATGATACGCCCTCCGCAACAGGCACTATGGCAGAATTTTCGGTTTCATCCAATCTGAGATATTTTTGAGTACTATCCAAAACAGGCATTAAAATATTCCATGCATCATGATGACCTCTTGATAATTCATCCAAAAGAATTATTGCATTGGGAGTGCTAATTGCTTTGACAAATTCTGAAGGGTAGAAAATTGTTCCTTCATCTTTCTTAAATGTTGTATTACCAATAAGAGTAGCTCTTGCATCTTGAGTTGAACCAAGATTAAAGTAAAAAAATTGTCTGGTATCTGCATAAATTTTTGCAACCGATTTTGCAGCTTTGGTTTTACCAGACCTTGTTGGTCCGACAAAAAGAATATTTTTCCCCCGTATGACTGCCCAAACCAAGTATTTCCATTGAATGTCATCAATAATCAAATCATTAGGTTTTAAGTTTACACATTCCAACAGGTAATTGGTTACTTCATCGTTTGTCATAGAAAATATATTTTCCATTTATATACAACAGTTTACCATCAACCATATAAAAAGTCAAGCGCAAATAAAAACCGTGCTTTTACACGGTTTTTATTATAGCGATAATTAAGCAGTTTTATTAGGTTGTCTTCTTAAAAGTAAATTTGGAAGTTTTCTTGTCTTTCACTCTCAATTTTTTGTCAAGTTTGTGTTTTGGTGGTTTAACCTGAGGAGTTTTTGTAATGTTTTTATTTTTAGATTCCGGGTCTTTACCGGGCTCTGTCACCTGCTTCATTGGTTGGTCAGGCATATCTTCTGCCCTCTTGGTTTGAGGTTCATTATAATTTTTATCATCTTTCTTAGTATCTTTAACACTACTATGTTTTGGGTCTTGATATCTAAAATTAACTTTAGCTTTCTCCGGGCCAGCATCCTTTTTAATTACTTCTCTATCTTCATAGTTATCAACAGATTTTTTATGTAATTTATCAGGAATAGTCTGATTTTTCAAATCATTAAAGTTAGCTTTGACAAATGCCTTAACTTGGTCCCATGTTTGAGCTATAGCACGGACTCTATCAACCAATTTCACCATAGCATCAATATCATAATTATTTTCAAATTTTGGCACAATTCTAACATATAAAAGATTATGAGCACGAACAATCAACTGATTGTGGTCATCCCAATAGACTTCCCAAGTAGGGTCAATACCATGAACAATCGTTTCAAGTTCAGCCTGTAATTTATCATTAGTTTTATCCACACGTTGATTCAATTTTTTGAAATATCCCTTGGAAGTGTCTGTTTTTTCCTCTTCGGTTGGTTCTGGTTTAGAAACAGTCGCTATTTCTTTTAAAACTTCTTTAACTACATTACGAAGTGACTCTTTAAGAAGTGTTCTTGGGTCGTTCTCTTTTTTTATTTCAGAGATACACTCTCTGATTATGTTTCTAAATTTAGTGATTTCATTCATAAATATTTCTTTAGTTAAATCTATAACGGACCATTCAGGATGTTTTTTCTGTAAATATCTGACTGTTACTACAACATGGTCAGGTGACGCAAATTCATATTGTTCTGTTCCATTTCCTGCTATATTACCATTTTCATCATAAGCAGTAACTTTATATTTTCCTAACCATTTTTTGCTAACTATAATTTGACTTTTATATTGTTGTGGTTTTTTTCCCCATTCTAATTCATCAACTCTATCTCTTGGTTCATATTGTGTTGGTTCAGTTGGTGGTTGTTGTTTTATTCCACGGGGTAATACATCACTAATTTTTCTTCCCTTCATAATTTGTGTTGCTGTATCATATTTAGGCCCTTTTACCGTTTCTCCTGTTTCTGGATTTACAAACTGAACTACTCCTTTATAACTGGATAATTTCTTTATTTTTTCAATTCCTTTTTCAAATCCGCCTCTAATATAAACAGCATTTACAACTCTATAACCAAGTTCCGATTCTCTGTCAACAATAATATTGATATTTTCACTAGATACAGCTTCTTTCATACTTTGTGTAAGTTCCTTTGCTCTAATTATGCGATTGTCCGGTACATTATATTTTTTTTTAAGATGTTCTAAATTGTCACCTGTTTCCTTAACTTCTGGTTTACCTTTACCTAAATCATCCCAATAAGCATGTTGAGGCAATTCAATAATATTACCAGTTTTTTGGTCAACCAATTTGAGTTTCTCACCCATATCTGTAATAAAAGACATTATCATATCTCTTATAAATATCAATATTTCATCCAAAGAATTGATTTTCTGTAAGAGGATTTACTATGATTTGTTCAATTTCATCGGTATGATTTGTACTCTTTGGGTAAGATTGAAATGGATGTTTAAGATTTAACAGTATTTTTCTTTTTTCTTTTTTATTTCCAAGTAAGTAAACATATCTGTGTTTTGAAGATTCTTTTTTTCTCCAGAATGTATGACCTATCTTTTTTTTCAAATATTCAACGTTATGCGAACCATATGTTGATGAAATAGTTCTTGAGTGAATCCATTTATAAGGAGGTCCAACTAAAGAAACAGAGTAATTGGGCATCAAAGCTAAAGAAGAATTACCTTGATAATGAAAATTACAAGCCTGATAAATAGTTCCTTTATGTCCCTGCTCACCATCTGCATAAGAAATTATTGCTTTAATATGTGGGAAATCTCTTTTAACAAGTTCTAGAGATTTTGATATTGAATAACTTTCTATATTTTTACCGTATCCATCATGAATGAATAATCTAGTAAGTTCAAATACTTCGTAAACACCAACTAACTTTGAAATAGATTCGGCAGCAGAACGACCAACGGGCTGACCATATACAATACAACCAATAAGAGTTTCCTCTACAGCATTAAAAAATTGACATTGCTTGTCGGTAATATAAAAAATTCCATACGCAATCTGACATAAAGACCATTTATGTGAATAATGATATTTTATAATTATTTCTTCAGCTACAGCCTTATCTATTTTCTTGATGATAACTCTTTTAGCATCAAAATATTTTTCTTCCAGCATATGGATAGATTATAACCTAATATAATATTTGTGTCAACTTTAATTTAGGGGTCAATTTTAATATCACCATCGATGCGTTTCAGAATTTTATCAAAATTAGTTTTGGCGACATTTCGATTATCTGCAATTTCTTTGTGGAATTCATTTACAATTTGATTATCTCTTCGAATAGATGCATCATCTACATTTTTAATTTGGGTTGAAAGTTCAGAAAAGCTATTGGTCATATCTTGATGAAGTGCAATTATTGTTTGTGGTGTTTGCTGGATGGCAACCGCAGTTGTTATGACTTGCCAACAAATTGGTAACACGGCAATAACGCCGGCTGCAATTCCTAAATGAGCCCATTTAATATTCTTCATATTTCTATTATGTATAACTCCAATCTAAAAAGCAAATTTATTTAAATTTACTTGTTTCTATAATAATATCTCATTTATAAATATAAAAATATTTACCTAAAACAAAAATTAAGAACATTTAGACCATCCACACGTTGTGCATGATACACATCCTTCAAGATAAACCAATCCATTACCACACTCTGGACATACTTGACCCTTCGCTACTTCACCATTCTTGATATATTTTTTCAATACTCTAGCTGCAGCTGCACCCATTGAAGTAATATCTTCTGTCGCTTTTTGAAGTTGGTCAACAATAAACTGAATAGGAACGCCATGACGCAAACTTGTGGATGCAAGCCTGAACATTATTTGTTCCGTTGGAGTAAATTGTTTACTAAAATCTTCAATCAGAATATCATCAATTTCCAAAGCATACTGGCGATGTTTTACCTTGGATATTTTACCTTTCTTGAAGTTAGATTTCAAACCAAGACCGTTTAATTGACCACCAAAAATTTCATACGGTTGTCCATTTTGAAGGCCAACAGCAATACAAAATTTTTCTCCTTTTACATTAACAACATAAATATCAGCATCTAATGTCGGTAGTCTTTTAGGAGCATCTATACAATCTGTGTTAATTTTCTGACGGGACAAATTAAGTTCTTTTAGTTCATCATCAGAAAAATTCTGATGGTGCATTTCTATATTTTCTGATTTTAATTTAAATGCTAAATCTTTGAAAGCAATATTGGATACAATGCCATACATTTTTTTATCTGGGAAAGCTGCTATAGATTTCACTTCTTTATCATGTGAAGCTAAAATAAACTTATAAACAGATTTCCAGTCCGATTCTATTGGAAGAAGATAAGTGGTTGAAATAGAAGAATCTACCCATTTCATAACTTGTGACATAAATTCAAGTTTTTCCATTGGGTCAATTTCTGTTGAAGATTTAAATTTAATACCCACTTTATTAAGATTTTTTTCTATAAATTCAGCTATAGATTTTCCATTACGTCCATCCCATTCATCGCGAATAGTATCCGATTTCATTGAAATTGGAAATCCAGCTTCTTCAAACGTATCTCTAACAACTTTTGGAACATTGAAATAATATCTATATGAACCTTCCATTCTTGTTCGTTTCCAAAAATAAAGAAAGAAGGCAGATTCAATACCATAACTCATAACCAAATCTCTAAACATCAAACTTAACGTACCAGTTGGAGCAATAGAACTGTTGGTTACATTTCTAGCATAATTTCCATTAAGGGTTGGAACATTATATTTTTCATTAAGTTTTATTGATTCTTCAAGAACTCTTTTTACAAAAAGGGAAGATTTCCATTTTTCTTTATCAAACAAACCAAAATCACCTTTTTCTTTCCCATTTATTTCAGAACTGTAATATAACCAATAATTAAACAGTTTCATGAATTCTTCAAATGCATCATTAGCTTCTTTGGTAGCATAAACAAGATTTTTTTTGAATAACCAACCTACTATATTAGTTACTCCAGCACCTGTTCTTCTAAGTTTTTGAATAGCCAATCTTTGGTGCGGTGTTGCATAAGTTTCATATACTAATTCACATTCATTAACATTATCTAAAAATCGATTTATCGATATCCCAATTCTTTCAAGTTGTCTAACATAAACTTCTGGGAGAGTTGAAAATTTACCAACGTTGAGTGAAGCTAAAACGCAAAGAGATTCCCGACTAAGATATTGTTCAGAACAAGCATTTGTTCCAATGATACGACTGTCATATTCATCTTTTGGGTCATACATGTAATCTGAATTGGAATATTTTCTAGCAATATCAATATTTTGGATGCCCGGTTCAGCATTTTGATACATGTTTTTTGCAATCAATTCCATTAATTTACGGGCTTTAACTACTTTGGAAATAATTTCCTTTTTCTTATCGTGAGTAGCAATCTTATAAAATCTTCCATCTTTTTCCTGATTTGTATCCATATCCGCACTATGAACATCAATATAAACTTTATCACCTTTCTTAACAGAAGGAACTTCAAATGATAATTCCCAATCTTTATCATCTTCTACAGCTTTATAAAATTTTTCCGTAAGTTGGACTGAAATATTTGCATTCTGAATTTTTGTGTAATCGCTTTTGACCGTAATAAACTCTTCTATATCAGGATGACTAATATTTAAAGAAAATAACATAGCAGGAATACGACCTTTTTGGCCAACTGAATAACCAATTGTATCTATATGTTTCATCCAATGAACAGCGCCAGTAGATTTATTAGCACTATTTAGAAGTTTTGACCCATTAGGGCGAAGTCGGCTAAAATCTACACCTAGCCCTTGACGATATGCTGCACATTTTGCAACAGTATAAGCAGCATTTTTCATAATCGATTCAAGACTATCCCATTCTTCATCATCACGAAGAGCACCAAGAGAAATAGTTGTGCAATTAGCAAGAGAAATTTTTCTTCCTGTTCCAGCACCCTGCATAATGGAGCCTGCTGGATGCCACCAATCATTGTAAATTTCATCAAACCATCGCTCGCTCCAAAACTTTTTAAGTTCTTCTGTTTTTTCTACCGATGCAACATAATCACAAACTCGTTTTAAAGCATCCACATATGATTCAGTATCATCTATAGCATATTTTTTTCTGAAAGCATCTATGGAAAACTGATTATTATTGAAATACTCTTCAGTAGTCAATTTTTTAACATCTTGATATTTAGTTGTAATTGTTGTCAGAAAATCCTTCTGTTCTTTTTCTTCTATTTTCATATATTCATCAAATCGTGCTCCATCACCACAGTTGGCTCATTTCTGTACATGCCAATTATTCCTGTTTTTTTCCATCCAAATTTCAAATGATATAATTCAGCACCAACAGTGTCCAAGTAAATTTTTTCATAACCTAGCTTTTTAGCCCAATTGAATATATGTAATGTAAGTTTATTTCCAACTCCACGACCTCTGTATTTTGGATGAACCCACAATCCTACGCACCAAGGATGTAAATCTACTCCTATGTCATTATTTATGTTAAATGCTTCCATACCCATAGGCACATCATCATAAATTGAGACAAAGCAATTTGCGTTATTTCTTTTTGTGAGATATCTTTCTACGAAACTTAATGACTCTTCTTCGGAAACTTCCCATCTTCGTTTTATTGTGTCAAATACAAAATCAGAATTGTGCGATTGAATTTCAACCACTTTTAATAAACCATTATTCATATATCCTAAAAGTCTTTACGTGAAGAATAATTAGCATTTCCTTTTTCCAAAACAGAGATTAGAACGAAATTATTTTTTGATGTTTTTTCGCGTTTGGATTTTTTTCAGGTACGAGAAAATAGCGCTATCTAATTAATCATCATCTGTAATTTGTTGTCGGTTTTTCTTAATTTGATTCCAATTATCTCTAACTAAATTTTGGAGTTTATCTTCATTGTCTTTCATCTTTTCCATACATTCTCTTCCCGCAGCAGTATTTGGGTCAAGAACTTTGACATTTCCATTACTTGCATCAAAATATGCTGGAAAAGTCATACCGTCAGCTCCAAAACGATTTTTAATAACGTGTATTCTGGCTGTGCCTAATGCTTTATCTTCCATTTTTCTTGAAAGACTAATAACAAAATCTCCAGTCATAATTTTTCTATAAGAGTCTGCAACATTCTGAGCCTGAATAACTTCTTCTTCATGCGCTCCTCTGTGGGCTTGTGAAGCAGACCAAATGGGAATTTGAAGTTCACCCGCAACTGACCTTAATTCTTCATAAACCGAACCAGCTTCACTATAAGAATTTGCATTTTTATCTGCCGTGGCAGGCCTTAAAAGGTCAGCATAATCTACTATAATTAAATCGATTTTATTCCCCGTTAACATTTGAATACGTTCCACATGTGTTTTAATCGTATGCGAAGCAATGGTCTTGATTGGAAAATATTTGATAAATAATTTACCTTTAATTGAATCAATTTTATTCTTAACTATATCAACATTTTTTCTAATGTCCTGAAAATTAATGCCCGTAAAACAACTATCATATCTTAAACCAACATAATTTTCGTTTAATTCCAAAGTAATATGAACAACATTTTTTCCATCTTTCATAGCTTCTGAACCCAATCTAGTCAATAACCAAGATTTACCGGAACCTGCTGGAGCTACAACAAATCCCAGTTCGCCTTTTGCTAAACCACCATCCAATAGCTTATCAATTTCTTCCCAATTGGTCTTAACAGTATCACGACACAGTTCTGACATACGTTTTTCAATATCCACAAGATATTCATGACCAAGATTTCTTTCCATACCGGCTTTTAGAGCTTCATCAACCACCCGTCTAATCTGGTCATATTGACCTAATTTTAGAAAATCTGTGGATGATACAATAGCGTTTTTCATTTTTTGATTTTTACAGAACTCCAAAAATTGTTCCATAATAAATTTTAAATCTGGTGAATCTATATGGTGAGTATAAACGTTCTTTAGTTGTTCAACTACAGCAGCTTTTAACACATCACTTCTAATTTTTTCTGACTCAATTCCAAATACTTGAAGAGTTGGGCATGATTTATATTTTAGAAAATAATCCATTATTTGTTGAACTATCCATTTATTTGCATCTGACTCGAAGTAATCAGGAGTAAGAATATCAAGAATCCGTTCTATAAATAATTTGTCTGTTACTAATGATGCTATACACTTTGATTGAAATTCACTTCCATATTTTTTAAGATTGTCTATATTTTCCATATATTTTATTTGTTAGTGTACTTTACACCATAAACCTAAATAGTAAACTTTTTATACCATTTCAATCCTTTTTTAATTCATCTACTAAAATACTGATTATATTTATAAAATATGACACCAATGGAATTCCATAAATTAATTTGGGAAGTTATAAAAGAGGTTAGAATTTATAACAGGCAATATGGTCCTGATTTTCGTACAAGCACCGAGTATGAATTAACACCGGAAGAACAATTTGCCTTGAAAGGCATGACTACAAAACAAAGACAAAAATTTGCCTCAATGAAACTTAAACAAGCCAGAAGAAATAAAGGATTGTGTATTCAATGTGGTAAAAATCCAGCAATTATAAAACCAAATGGAAAAAGAGGAATATATTGTGAAGATTGTCTTAAACAATTTAGAGCAGCTAGAGAAAAATTAATAAAGAAACGTGGTTCTTGTGCGAGATGTCCAAATCCACCCCTGCCGGGTAAAAAACTTTGTCAAAAATGTGAAGATGAACTTAAAGCTAGACGACTTCAAGCATTGAAACAAGGTATTTGTATTAAGTGTTTTAAGAAAAAAGCAGAAAAAGACGACAAAGGAAATCAAATGCAGGTTTGCAGAGATTGTGCAAAACTTAAAAAAGACAAAGAAGAACTGCGAAGAGAAACCGATAGATTCAAAAATATTCTTAAACCCGCAATGAGAGCTAGAGAAAAATATAGGCGAGATATGATGAGAGGCGCAAAAATTGGTTATGAGTTAGAAGAACAAACATTTATCACAAAAAATGATTTCAAACAACTTATTAAAGAAGTAATTGATGAAGTAACTGGAAAACCATACCATGATGAATTTTCTGATTTACCTATCTCAAGACAAAGAAAATATCAACTAAGAAGAGAAAAAGAAAATAAATGTATAATATGTGGAGAACCTGCTGTTGTAGCAAGATATTGCTTAAAACATGCTATTATTTATAGAGAAGCTCAAAGACGTGCATTAGGTTATAAAACAAGAAGATTTGGTAGCAAAACATATAAATTGCAATTAGCATTTGATAAAGCAGTTGACGATGCAATCCAAAAAGAGCGTAAAAAACAACAGCAACAACCTTCTTTTAATGATTATGTAATTGAAATAATTAATGAAATAGGTCGTCCTCCAATTAAAGACGAATTTTCTGATTTACCCATTTCAAATCAACATAAATGGCGATTAAGAATGAAAAAAGCAAAGCGTTGTATAGATTGTGGACAACCTGCTACCATCAGAGAATACTGCTTAAAACATGCCATTGCTTCTAGAGAACGTCAAAGACGTAGATTGGGTAATATAGAAAGACATGGTGGTAGTTTAACATATAGACTAAAGGCATTAGCTGATTTAGCAAAATTAACGAAAGAAATTGAAATAGAAGTTGAAAGAAAAATTGAACAGAAACGTGAAAAAGAAGCTCTTCATGGATTCTAAAATAAAATATTATTTTTTTTGGTAATCATAATATGTATTATATGAAATCGCCTGTATGAGGCGCTTTTAAGTAAAACTACAACAATTAAAAGATAAGGATATAATATGAGTTTCGACCTCAATATTTTAGTTAACGGCAACCGCTGTAAACAACATCAACATGAAGGAAAAACATACATTGAAGCCAAAAATGGCAGTGAATATGTCATAGAAATTAAAAATAATCATTACAAGAGAGTTCTTGCAGTATGTTCTGTGGACGGATTAAATGTTTTAACAGGCAAAACTGCATCAGAGACAGATACAGGTTATATTATTGGGCCTTACTCTTCTGAAAAAATCAAGGGATTTAGGTTTTCAGATAGTGAGTGGGCAATATTTAAATTTGGTTACAAATTTTACGGAAACACTTATGCTCAATCCAAGGAAGATGGTTCTGAGAAGAATTGTGGTATAATTGGTATAAAACTTTTTTATGAAAAGGAACTAGAACCATCTATAACTTATACCATTAATACCTATCCGCCTGTAGCTGTCTATCCGTGGTGGCCATATTATACATGGCCTACTTGGTGGTATCAAGGATATAGTGGAACAGGATTATCAGCAGGTAATATTAATACAAACTATTCCGTTACGGGTGCTGCTTTGAATAACGCCACTTACACTTGTAATAATGGTAGTGGAACAGGATTATTAGCCGGTAATATACCATCGTTATCCAATGTTTCTGCTAATTATTGTTGTTCAGCAGGTAATGAACAAGATTTATTTGCTTATCATGGAAACATTGAAGTAGAACAACCAAAACAGAAATTCGATATGGGAACCGAATGGGGGAGAAAAGAATATAGTAAAGTTCATAGTGTTTCATTTGAAAGAGGATATTTAGCTCAAGCATTTGACATCTATTATGCTTCTAGAGAAGCTTTACTCAATATGGGTATTCCTCTTAATAAAGGATTATCTGTGAATTTACCACAAAGTTTCCCCGGTGGATATGCCCAACCACCTAAAAATTGGAATGGTTAAATAGAAAATTTATTACAAAAAGCGCTAGAGCAAAATCTAGCGCTTTTATTTTTGATTTAATCTTCCTATTATTTTATCGTAGTACTTTTCTTCCTTCTCAATTAAGATAAATTTTCTATTACAATTTCTAGCTGCTATACCTGTAGTTCCACTTCCTGCACAATTATCTAAAACCGTATCACCTTCGTTTGTATATGTCTTTATTAAAAATTCTTCTAACTCAACAGGTTTTTGAGTAGGATGGATTGATTTATTTCTGGACACATTAGGATAGTTCAATATAGTTGTAGGATAGTAAATGTCATTTTTAACAATAGATAAATTGGCAGGTTTGGAAGATAAATACATATCAGATTTTCTATTTTGATATACTGTTTTACCTATTCTCTTTCCTTTCAATTTTCCTTTCCACATTTGGGGGTTGTAAGTAGGCCGACCTTCATAAAAAATACAAACATCTTCATGTTTTTTAAGAGGCATTTTCTTTGCCAACTGAAAATTTGCTGCTTGAGATTTTATCCAAATATAACTATATTTAAACCACTTTCTATTACTGTTAATTAAATCAGTAGTAAAAGGTTGAACAGAATGTAATGCTACTACTCCACGAAGTTTTAGAATTCTTTTGTATTCTACCCACAATCTATTTAAGTCAATTTCTTGGTCCCACTTACAATCGGTAATGGAAAATGGAAGGTCACACAAAATCATATCGATAGAATTAGCATCTAATTTTACCATATAATCAAAACAATCACCACAAAAAATATTTTCCATTTTAATCTTTTATAAAGTTATTCAATTTGCTGAAGCACTCATTGACCCAATTTGGGAAATTAGGTATATTATTCGTAACTTTATCCTCACCAATCAACTTGGCTAACTCAAATCTATTAAGTTTTGGAATGGGATTATCAAGGATTTCCTTTACATGTAATTGGGCCATAGTTGTTAACGCAGTATCCGTTAACTGCATAAGAGCATAATTTCTTTCTACATCCTGCCAATTTTGGACAATTGTATCATAGACCTTCAATTTACCACTATTTGCTACCGAAGTAACGTATAAATCACCAACATCCATACTGGCCCCACTCAACATAGGAAACGCCTTTACAACTGTCTTTAGGCCGCACCCACGCACACCGGGGATGTTATCGGAGTCATCCCCACACAATGCTCGGAAATAAACAAAATTCTGTGAACTAATCCCATATTCATTCAATACATCTTGAGGCCCATATAGCCTTTTTTTTGTTGGACTCCAGACTCTAATATGGTCATTTACAATCTGTAAGAAATCTTTGTCTGATGACATAATAATTGAATTCCAATCTTTGAAAGAATCCAAGGCCAAATAAGCTATTGTATCATCGGCTTCAACATTATCCAAAGAAATTACATTTACAGGAAGACTACCTAAATAAATAACCAATCTTTGGAGTTGTTTTTTCATAGAAATTTCTTCATCGTTAAGAGAAGTATTTTCATAAATTCTGTTCAAGCGAACTTTGGTCTTTCTATGTTCCTTATATTCAGAGTATATGGCTCTGCGTTTCATTGAGCCGCCGACACCATCAAAAACAATAACACACCTATCTGGTTGAAATTGTTTAAGAACATAACCAACACTTTTTAGAAAGCCAGTCATTCCACCTGTATGTAGTCCGTCTTCATTAAGAGTCGGGATAGCCATAAAGGCTCGGCAGAAAGTATTATATCCATCTACTATTAAAACTTCTCTTTTAGTAATACTCGACAGTCCTAGTTCTTGGGCTTTTTTCTTTTCCTCTTTTATATTTTCCCAAATTGAAAAAATATCAGGTTTATTTGTCATAACATAATTAATCTTTAAAATACTTTTTAAGTGACTCAACTTCCTTAAAAAGCAATTTCCAAAAAACATCTTCTTCGGTTAAATTATTTGCTAAACTTAGAGAAAAATTTACCAATTCTTTTGTATTCAAATCATTTTGTAGTGCGTATCTGATAGCATCAGTATCAATATTACTACAAATTTCTACTTTATGATTATTCAAATATTTATTTTTCATAATTAATCCTCTTCTGCATTTTCATCAACTTCAATATCTTCTGAAATTACACTATTAGGATCTCTGTATTTCATAACATATTCACTGGCAATAACATCATAAACTTCATCCTTGAATTTCTGGTCGGTATTTATTTTTTCAACAAATTCAGGCACAGTTAATTTTACTGTATCTAATGAAAGTTTTATGTTATATTTGTCATCAACTTTTTTAGCAAACCCATTTTCTTTCAAAAAATCCAACCAACTTTTCAAATCTTGAATACCTGAATCAAAATGAATTTCAAACAAAGCACTTCGTTTCGGTGGTCCAATGCGATTTTTGGTTACAACCGCTTTACAGTTATTACCAATAATTTTATTACCTTTCTTTAAGGCGCCCGTATTACCCAATCGAACACGAACGGACGCTGCAAATCCCATTGCTTTACCACCCGGAACCACCCATTTATCTCCAAATTTTACAGCATTTAAGTTCATACGAAGTTGGTTGGTGAATACAATAAGAACCCTCTGTCTTCCAATAAGACCTATGATTTTTCGACAGGCTTTGCTTATGATGATAGCTTTTGAAGTATTATAACCATCTTTACCATGCGCAGATTCCATTTCAGTTTCACATGAAGCTTGAGATAAGGAGTCAACCACAATAGTTAATAACACATCACCATTTGTTTTTCTAACCACACCAACAATTTCTTCGATTTTGGAAAAAATTTCTTCCACAGTAAACAAAGTAGCATAACCCATTTCCTTTATATCTACACCAACTGCTTTCCAAAATTCAGGGGCAGCAGCGTTTTCAGTGTCAATAAACACAGCTTTACCACCTTTTTTCTGAGTATTAGCAACGATATGCGCACAGATAAGAGATTTACCTGTACTTTCTAATCCATGTAATTCAACAATTCTTCCAACAGGTAAACCACCATTTTTTCTGTTCGAAATAGCCAAGTCAAGAAGAGTTGAACCTGTAGAAATCCAATCAGACACCATTGATGGGTCTTCCTGTTCATCCAAAAAATAAGCCACTTTACTACCATCCGTTTGTGACTTATTCATTGTTTTTACAATAAGTTCGGCAAGTTCACTTCTTTCAACTTTTTGAACTTTGTCAACTTCACCTTCTACGTGAACAGACTTTCCTTTTGACATAAATTTATTTTATTTTTTCTATTTTAAAATGTCTTCGAACATTCGATGGATAAGATTCTATTTTCGATTTTAAACTATCAAATGTTAAAAAATAACGGCATTGATGACAAAATATAGATATTTCTAAACATTTTGCAACTTCATATGATGTGATATCTTCTTTAGGGGAATATACCATTAATCTTTTATCAACTTCTTTTTCTTCCGAAAACCACCAGTTTTTGAATATATTCATAATTGAAATGCTACACCTTTCGATGCAGCATTCCAAGTTATTTTATTTTTAATTTCAAAATTACTTCTTATTGTCAGGGAAGATATTTTTGAATGCTGCATCAAAATCCTGCACACTTATCTTCTTTGATTTTTGAGCAGAAGGAGAAACGGCAGGAGTTGCTGGAACAGCAATCACTTCCGCTATTGTAGCAGGACCTGTAGCTGCAGCAATTTCCTCTTCGGTTGGAATTTCAACAGTATCATCTTCAGGTTCTACTGGTTCAGGAGTGGAAGTAACAACTGGAGTTTTTGCAGTTCTTTCTGCTCCACGTAGAGCTGAAGCAGAGACTATTCCTCTACGTTCACTTTCCAACTTAATTTCAAGCGCCGTCACTAATTCCTCATAAGAAGAAGTCTTATAAATATCATAGATATTTATTTGTTTCTTAGTAATAAGTTCCATAATTTCCTTGGCCTTTGGATGGTCAGGGTCAATTACTGGACGTGGTTTTGGTTTGATAAGAATCTTGGTATCAGGGAAATCTGCTTTCAATTCTTCAGCAGTCTTGAAGTCAACCGTGATATCATATCCGTTATTCAAATCTGTAATGTCGCCGTAATCTGGTTCATTGATAGCTGACATCAATTGCTCACAGACACGTGCGCCAAATCCCCAAAACTTTACACCTTCTTCTTCCTTACCACGAACTATGATAGGAACGTAGGTTCTTAGTTTTGGTTGCATTTTTCTACCCTTACCCCAAGTTTCTTTTACCTTTTCAAGTCTATTTGCCAATTCCACAATAGGGTCTGGTTGATTAACACTTGATGGGCTTAAATAACTCACCTTATCTCCATTAAAGTCATAATGCCATTTCAATTCAATGAATGGAAAATCGGGTTGATATTGATAAGGAACAATTCTAACTACTTGTTTGCCTGGTTCGGGCTTCCAAATGTATTTTTTGATTTTTTCGACTTTTGCTTGTTGTTCTTCGGTAAGTTTTCTGCCGCCTTTTTTCGTCTTGTCGAACGACGCTAGTTTATTGCGGACTTTATCCATGTTTAACATATAATTATTTTTTTAATTAGTTTAATTAGTTTATAAGTCAATCGTTAACTACAATTTGTTAAGTCTTGTCTTGTTACTAATAAATATGAAAGATACACTGAAATCGTTCAAAAATCAACCTATAAAAAGCGAAAAAATTATTTTATTTTAGTGAATTTTAATTTACTATTTCCAGAAGTTTAATTGGAATTATTTTAATAGAAGTTGTATCAGCTAAAGATGTATCAACAATAATTAAAGAATTAGTATAAAGACTCCAATCTACGGAAAAATCCCTATCAAAAACACCACCGTTTTCATCTTTAATAATTTGATTCATAGCATTCAATGTATAAAGAGTATTTGTTTGCTTTTTTCTATGAATGGAAATTGTGTTAGGAAATTTTGGAAATTCTTTTCCCTCACTTAATATATTATAAGTGACGAACACTTCTTTAGGAACATTAACGTTAGAGAAAACAAAAAAACGATTGTTATAAACAGTATAAAATTTTTTTATTTCTTCTATTGTTGTTTTGAAAGATATTACCGAAGAGAACGTACACAATAATTGTCTCTTGTCGTTCATAATAATTTCTTCTTGATTTCATTCATTATATGTGGTGCATTGAACATTATATATTGAATAACTTCATCCAACATATAATCGTCACCTTTCAACATAGTTTTAATGGCTGCTTTATCAGCTTCCTTTTCCGCTGGGGTTTTTGGTGGTGGTAAAGGTAAATCGGTTGGTTCTTTTGTTGGTTCAGCCGTTGGTGTAGAAACAGGTGTTTGTTGTGGAGCTGCAGTAGTCTTAGCTTGAACGGGTTCAGTTTCAGTAGTATCATCTGATGTGGGTGGTGCAGCTTGAGAAACAGGGAGATTGGTCTTTGGCTCGGTTTTTGATTTTTCTGGTTCTGCAGTGGGCTTTTCTGCTGGTGCAGTTGGTGGTTGTGTTCCAAAAATATTCGCAGCTTTCTTTGTGGGGTCTTTCTCAAAATGAGTTCCACGTTTAATGGCTGCTTGTTTATATTCAGGTGTAGGGAATGTAACTAAAATACCTTTGGTATTATAAGCTTGTCGTTCAGGATATTTTCCTTCCAATACTTTGTTGGAGAATGAGTTAACAGATTCTTCGTCGATACCTTTTTTCATAAGATAATCACGCAAAGCTCCCATATGGTCGTTTTCCTCAATATTAAACATACCATCCTTTACCCTTTTATCCAACGAAACTTCATTTAGAATTTTTTCAAGCAATTTTTTATTCATATAATCACCGTAAGTATAAATATTCCTATAAATTCTGAAAATCAAGGATAGATTTGAATAACCGAATCATAAGATTCACCCTTGTACACTTTAATTGGAAATCGATTACACATCATCATGATATTTATAATATCATTTAGAACAACCGTGCCATCAGCTTTATAAAAATCAAATAACAACGAATCATATGTATATAATATTGCCTTTGTTTTCTTATCTCTAAGATATTTGTTCACACAATTTATTGCTGTCAAAGCAATTTCAGTTTCCGTAGCTTGAAGAATATAATTGAATAGCTTAGCAGGATTTGCATCTTTCAAATGGTCAGTGGTAATCATTCGCCTAAATATAGGAGTTGTCACATATCCATTTTCTCTAAAACATTTCCAATTATCATCAATAAATTCCTTCAAGCTTCTAAAATATTTAATATGTTCATATTTTTCTTCCACACCACCATATAATTGCCGCATTGTTATTCGTTTGATTTCTTCCAAATCATACTCTGTAATTTTTCTATTAAAATATATTTCTCCTAAATATTTGTAAATATCTTCATTAGCTCCCATAGGAAAATTAACTATGTTACAAATAATTCTTGGATGAAAAGCAGAATAATCAATTAGTATCATCATTCCATCATTTCCGTAACGGGATATAAAACATTTTCTTACACCACTATCTTTACTTAATGCTGCATAATTGACTCCATCAAAATGATTACTAGGTCTGCCCGTGCTCGTATAAACGTTATATTGACTATATACCAATCCGTTAGGTTGTATTTTTGCATTAAAATGTTTTCCAAAACAATTAGCGTTCACATAAATACCATTTGATTCCAATTCAGATAACGTTTCAATTACAATTTCATTCTCCTTTCTATAACCTTCATCAATCAAATTTATATCCAGTAAAATGGACTTATCACACATTTTCTCAAACATTTCCTTATGCTTTAACAAAGGAACTACTTTATTCAAATCTCCACAATTCTTTTTAGTTTGATAAATAAATTTATGTGCTTGAGTTTCAAAATATTGTTTATCAATCAATTTCCCTTTTTGAAGATGATTAAATAAATTAATATCCAACAAATCCTTAGTAAAAGGTAGAAGTTGAATAAATGACTTTTTATCAAACACCCATTTTATTCCATCCAAATTATTTA